CTCGATTTGGCTAGACGACGCCATCGCCAGCAAGGATAACCGCATCGTTTGCCACATGTACGCCGCACCAAAAGACTGCGATGTACTTGACAAAAAAGCATGGCACGCAGCCAACCCTGCGTTGGGTAAGTTTTTGTCACTACCAAAGATGGCAGAAGCAGCCGATAGAGCATCAAGAATGCCATCTTTTGAGCCAACTTTTCGTAATTTGCATCTGAATCAGCGTGTAGAAATGATGGCACCGTTCATTCCCCGCCCAATTTGGCTGCTGAATAGCCAGGAACCAGACGATGCTGCGTTTTACGATTGCGAAGTGTACGGTGCTATTGACTTATCCGGCAAGACCGACCTTACGTGCTTTCTGTTGCTTGCATATCGTGATAACAAGTGGCACGTAAAGCCCTATTTCTGGACGCCTGCCAAGGGACTTGCTGAGCGCGCCAAGCGCGACAGGGCACCCTACGTGGAATGGGAGAGCATGGGCCTGCTCAGGACCATACCTGGGGCATCCATTGACTACGAAGCAGTAGCGCGCGATATTGCCGACATCACGACCGACATGAATGTGGTTTCGATTGGTTTTGACAGGTGGCGCATCGACATACTGAAAAAAGAGTTTTCTGATCTGGGTCTGGAACTACCACTTGTGCCATTCGGGCAAGGGTTTAAAGACATGGCGCCGGCAATTGATTCGGTCGAGGAATTATTGCTCAACGAGCGTATGGCTCACGGCGCAAATCCTGTTTTAACCATGTGTATGGCGAATTGCCGACTCGAAAAGGACGCAGCGGGCAACCGCAAATTGAACAAAGCCAAATCTACAGGTAGAATCGACGGCGCAGTGACGCTTGCAATGGCAGTTGGCGTCAGTATTGGCACGCAAACCGAGGAAAAGTCCTTTTGGGATACTGAATCATGAACTTTTTTGCACGCATGTTCGGTCGTAAGGCAATAAGCCGCGATGACATTTTGGGCGCGATATTAGCCGGTGACGATGGCGACGGTATGAGCGCGTCTGGAAAACGAGTCACAATTGATGCAGCAATCAAGGTATCCACTGTTTTTGCGTGCGCTCGTGTGATTGCAGAAGGTGTTGCGCAAGTACCATTCAAGTTAATGCGTAAGCGTAAGGACGGCCGGGGCAGTGACCCGGTTACCGAGCATCCTTTGTACGACTTACTGGCGACTTCTCCGAACGATTGGATGACCAGTTTTGAATATCGAGAAATGATTATATGGCACGCGGTGTTGGCGGGTAATCATTATTCGTATATCAACAGGTCTAGTTCCGACGATTCGGTTTTGGAACTGATACCGCTTGAACCCAAAACAGTTGCTGTAAAACAATTACCAAACTTCACCTTGGAGTATCGCGTTACGGCGCTTGATGGTAGTGTGCGACTTGTTCCTGCGAAAGACATCTGGCACATTCGCGGCCCATCATGGAATGGCTGGCAGGGGCTCGACGCAGTAAAACTTGCGCGTGAAGCAATCGGCCTAGCGCTCGTGACCGAGGAATCGGTATCGCGTTTGCATAAGAATGGCGTGCGAACATCAGGCACGTATTCGGTCGAAGGATCATTGACAAAAAAACAATACGACGACCTTACGGCATGGCTCAAAGAACAGGCCGGCGTGCGTAATACCGGCGTGCCTATGATTGTGGACAGGTCAGCCAAGTGGCTCAGCACGCGTATGACAGGTGTTGACGCGCAGACACTGGAAAACCGCAGGTTTCAAATTGAGGAAATGTGCAGATTCGCCCGCGTGATGCCAATCATGGTTGGGTTCAGTGATAAAGCCACGACGTATGCAAGCGCTGAGCAAATGTTTATTGCACACATGGTGCATACGCTTGCGCCCTGGTATCAGCGAATCGAACAATCTGCCGACAAAAATTTACTCACACCTCGCGAACGTGCAAAAGGTATGTACACCAACTTTGTTGAAGAGGGTTTGATTCGTGGTTCGATCAAAGATACCAAGGATACTATTTTGGGTTACGTTAATGGCGGCGTCTTGACGCCGAACGAAGGACGAGCCTTGCTTGACAAAAACCCAATGGATGACGCAGAATCGGATAAATTGCGCATTCCAAGCAATATTGTTGGAAACGTGCCTGATTCCGAACCAACCGCGCAAGAGGTGCCGAAATGACCATGCAGTACAGGGATTTTGCATTAAAGTTGCAAGACGTTGCCTCTGATGGAGTATTCAGCGGTTACGGTTCGGTGTTTGGTGTAAAAGATTCGTACGACGAAATCGTCGCGCCCGGAGCCTTCGCAGAATCGTTGGCTGCGCATAAGATTGCCGACACAATGCCTGCGATGTTGTGGCAGCACAGGTCATTCGAACCAATCGGTGCATATTTGGAAATGTCCGAAGATTCTATTGGTTTGAAACTGACCGGGCAATTGGAGTTGAAAACTGTGCGTGGCGCCGAAGCGTACGCGCTCATGAATATGAAGCCGCGCCCGGCGCTATCAGGCTTGTCTATCGGTTTCGTAACGCGTGAAGATTCATTTGACCGTGTTACAGGTATTCGCACGCTGAACACGGTTGAGTTGTGGGAAGTATCACCAGTGACTTTCCCTGCAAACGAAAGTGCTCGAATTCAGTCGGTAAAGTCCATCGAGACAATACCAGACCTCAAGACTGCGGAAAAAATCCTGAGAGATTTAGGATTTTCCAAGCGGGAATCCTTGGTATTCATTTCCAAGGTGGTTGGCTTATCGCGGAGTGATTCTGACGAAAGCGAAATGACGCGGTGTTTCAACGCAATTGCGCGACGAGACTCTTTTTTTTCAACAAGCGATAGGAGAATGAAATGAAATCCACTATTAAATTTGGGTTGGTGGCCCTGTTTGCGCTAATGGCGGTTGCCGCGATTGCCGGTCATCCGTTGGTAGGTCCAGATATGTTTGCCTTGGCTTTTGGCCTTGGCTTTGTCGGTGACACCATTGACACGCAAACGTTATCTGACTTGATCGAGAAACAGGGCAAAGCGTGGGAAGCCGAACGCAAGGCGCTTGACGAACGACTGGACGCCATTGCTAAAGGCCAGTCTACATCGGACCTTGACGCCAAGTTGAAGAAGATTGGCGACGAAATGACCGAGGTTCGCAAACTTGCTGTTGAAGCTGAACGCAAAGCCGGCCGGCCCAACCTGGGGGGCGACCATCAAGACAAGAGCGATGACGAGATTGCCTACAGCAAAGCCTTCGAGCGGATGCTGCGCACTGGCAAAGACTCGGGCTTGGCCGAGTTGCAGCAGAAGGCTATGAACTCGACTTCAGACCCTGACGGCGGCTACTTGGTGCTGCCCGAACTGGACCGGCAGATCGACCGAGTGGTTGGCACCATCAGCGCCATGAATCGACTCGCATCAACCGCGACCATCGGCACGAATCAATGGCAAAAGGTCATGAAGACGTCAGGCATGGCTATGCGCCGTATTGCTGACGGTTCTGCCGGTGGCGAGACGACCGAGCCGCAGTATGCAAAGGTGCTGATCGACGTACACACTGCAGAGGTCGAGCCGTGGGTGTACAACGAGACGTTGGAAGACGCAACCATCAACTTGTCGGCTGATCTGGCTGAGGAAGCTGCAATCGGGTTTGCTGAAGGCGCTGGCGCAGAGTTCATTACCGGCAACGGTGTTGGCAAGGCACGCGGAATCACGGCTTACACCAATGTGGCGAACGCGTCCTATACCTGGGGCAAAGTTGGTTACATCGTGTCGGGCAAATCAGCCGCATTTGCGTCTGTAGCGCCTGCCGACAAGCTGATCAACCTGCAGCACGGCCTGAAGGCGCAGTATCGGCCGGGCGCCGTCTGGATGACCAACGACACCACTCTTGGTGTGATGCGCCAAATGAAGGACGGCAGCGGCAGCTTCTACCTGTGGCAACCTGATCCTACTGGCTCTTTTGGCGGTCGGTTCCTGGGGTCGCCTGTTGAGATTGACGACAACTTTGCAGCCTTGGCAGCAAATTCGTATTCGCTGGCTTATGGCAACATGGCACGCGCGTACAAGATCGTCAATCGCGCGGGCACTACGCTGATCCGCGACAACATCACCACAAAGGGCAACACGAAGTTCAACTTCCGACGCCGGTTCGGTGGCGGCATCTACAACTTCGAAGCCATCAAGCTGATGAAGTTTGCAACCTCCTAACTTGAAAGGAATCGAGATCATGAAAGATTTGCACAACAATGTGGCATCCAAGCTGGTGGTGATTCCTGTTGCCATCGGTGCCAATGCAACCAAGACGGGCCTGGTAGTTGACCGGCAGGGCTTCGGCGGGGTCGAGTTCCACATTGCTTACGGCAGTGTGACCACGACCGGCACTGTGGTGGCTGTCGTGGTCAAGGAAGGCAGCGTGACTGGCGCGCTTACCAGCGTGGCAGATGCTGACCTGCTTGGCACTGAGGCCCTGGCTGGCCTGGCCGCTGGCGCGCGCGTTGCGGGTACTGGCAAGGAGGTTGCAAAGCGGGTGGGATATCGTGGCGTCGAGCGCTACGTGTCGCTCAATGTGGTGTCAACCGGCGTGACATCAGCCGGCACGGTTGGCGTTATCGCAGTGTTGCACGATCCGTTCAACGCACCGACCGCCAACCCGTAAGCCTACGGCAAAGAATAGGACCGGTGCTTATCCCATTGGTCGCCGTGAGACTCGGCACTCTTTTAACTTCGGATAAGGAAGTCCCAAATGAATGATGGTGAACGACAAGTAGCGCCGACCCTCGACGGCATCCGCAAGGATTATGTCGCGCGTTACAAATTTGCAGTGTCGCGTATTACGCGTCCTGACAGCGTAGTACTGGATTTTGCGTGCGGTGTTGGATACGGCTCGTAC